TGATTCAAGATTTACGCACAGCCACAGCAGATCGTGTACAAAAGTTGCAGCAAGACTTTGACAGAAGTATTCGCGGCATACAAGATCAAAGTGTCATAGATGCGGAAATTGCTGTAAATAGAGCGTTTCAAGCAGGAGCAAGAGTTCGTCAAAATGCGGCTGGTCTTGGTACGCAAAAAATTCAAGAAGCTGAACAGATTGCTAGACGTATAGAACAAGAAGCGGCAGATGCTGCACAGCAAGAAGCAATGCGTGTTCGTGGGCAAATTGATGATCTGGTTCGCAGACAAGCAGAAGCTAGGCAAATGGCTTCGCAAGAAGCTGAACGTGCAGCAGGTGGGTTTGGTGCTTTTGGTGAAAGAGTAACGCTTACGCCTATTGGTCAAGAAGCTAGAGATGTTGCTGCTGCAAGACTTGAGTCGTTAAAAGGAACTAGGGCAGCTCAAGTTAAAAGTGATTTGGATGAAATCAATAAGGCGGTAACGGCTCGCGGAAGTCAAAGCGCTGCTGACGTTCCTTCCGCAACAGAGTTCAGCGATTTAATTAAGCAAAAACTTGGCGGTGGTGCAGCGCCAGGGCAGGTTGACCCGCAAAGAGCGCCTGCTTTAAGAAAGTTGTTGGGTGATGTAACAGGAGTCACTCAACAAGTTGATGAAGCAACAGGCCAAGTTATGACAGTTACTAAGCCTGTTTCGTTTAATACGTTGGAAGAAATTCGTAGACGTTTAAGAGACAGGTCTTATGGTGCTGATGAAGGCTTCGCTGCTATAGGCGCTACAGAAGCAACGCAGCTAGCAAACGCTGTTGAAAAGATGCAACGTGACTTTGTTGGCAACGATTTAATGGGACGTTACTTAACAAACTACTTGCAAGCTAGCAAACCAATCAACCAGTATTACACTTTGCAAGGCAAGGTTCTTACTGAGCAAACGCCTTTTGGCGAACGATTTATTACTGATCCAGTAAAGATTCCTTCCAAGCTATTTAGCTCACAAGAAAGTGTAAGGACGTTTACCGATCTTGTTGGCGGTGATCAAGCGTTAGTTAACAACCTTGCATCAAAATACCTTAACGATCAGATGCGAGGTGGTACATCGCAAGATGTTGCTAGAGCCATTGATAGCAATCGAGACTGGTTGGCTCTTCCTCAGTTTGGCAACCTTAGATCGCAACTAACAAACTTGCAGACAAATTTGGCGCAAGCCGAAGCAGGTGCGGTTAGGTTTGGCGCTGCTGGTAAGGCGGCAGAAGCAGAGATAGGCCAACTGGCTGGAAAGCTAGCGCCGCAACAGATTGGAGAAATTACTGCTGCAACAAAAGCTCGTGAACAAGGCGCTAAAGCTGCTGAAGAATTGTCAAAGCGAGCAGCCGAACGTGTAACAAGGTTCCTTGAACCAAGGCAAGAAGCATTACGTTTAGCAAAAGAAAGCGCAGCAGAGAGAATGCGGCAACAAGTTTCTGAAGCGCGAGGCCAGTTAGCAGGAAGGGTTTCTGAAATTGAAAAGAAAACTGCTGATGAAGTAGATGCAATACGAAGAAATCTTACTTTTGGCGACAAGAACGCTACTGATGCGTTTACTCAACGATTGACTGGAACAAGCAGCCAAAAAGATATTGAAGCTATGGCAAACGCTGTGCGCCAAGTTCCTGAATCTGCTGAGGCGTTTAAGTCTGCTGTAAGAGAAAGCCTATCTCGTGTTGATGAAAACAGGCTTTTAAGCATGTTTAATCGAAACATTGAACCTGCGCTGCGAGCCTCTGGCTTGTACAGACCTGATGAGTTAGCAGAAGTTCGTGCGTTAGTTGAAGCTGTTGATACGGCAAGGCAAGCAATTGCTAGAGCAACGGTTGCTGCTGGTAAAGCAGTCGGCACGATGACTCCTGAGCAAGCGTTTACTGACGAGATTCGCAAAGAAGTTCTTAAGGCAAGAACTGGTCAATATACAGTTTCAGGCGTATTGGCTCTTGGAGGCGCTTTAGCAGGTCTTGGCGGTCAAAGTTTATATACCGCCCTCGGTATACCAGCAACAGCAGTCGGAGGTTTGTTTGGAGCGCAAGCGCTTCGAGGCGACTATGGTGCCGCACTAAGACGCGCTGTTGCAGGTATCGTATCAAACCCTCAAGAGTTACGCCGAGTTCTTGAAACGCCTGAGCGTCAGCGCCCTGGTTTCATTATGAGTTTAGCTAGAAACATACTCTCAGCAGAGGCTGGAACTGGTGCTGCCGACATCATGTCATTGATTGGAGAAGAGAATGCCGCTGAAAAAAGGTAGCAGTCAAAAGACGATCTCAACTAACATTGGTGAGATGGTGCGCAAATTCAAAGATACTGGCAAGATTGGCACCAGTCGCCCTAGCAGTAAACGTGCAGCAGTCAAGCAGGCCGCGGCAATAGCCTTATCCACAGCTCGCAAAACGAAGAGAGGTATGCGATGAACTACGATGCAATGATGAAAGCAGAAGGCAATAAAGAGATGATGAAGCGCCAAGAAGCACAGGCTGCTGAGGCTGGTCGCAATGAAGTGGCAGGTTCTGAATCTGCACAGCGTGCGCTTGGCCGTGTTCCTGCACAGAAGATGCCTGAGCGTCAAGCCAAGCGTCGAATGACTCGATGAGGAAAAAGCAAGCGGGTATTAACCCAGCGCTAGAAGAAGCAATCAGTAAGTTACTAGCAGAGGTGATGGCTGACCCGCAGGCTTCAATGGTTGATAAGACGCGAGTGATTGACCGAGCACTGAAGTTAGAAGCGATTCGGTTGAAGGCAGACGATGCAGCATGGGGAAGTGGTTTTATGAACCATGATGAAGATGAAGAGAGTTAAGGTAATATCTGCGAACCTTAACTAACCATGGGGCTGAACATGGACTCGACATTTTTGAAAGTAGTGCGGATTGCATTGAAGATTGTCACGGCTAGAATCTTGACGATCTTCTCGCTAGCGATGACATTTGCTCTTGCATGTTGGACAATGTGGGGGCCTAACTACGAGCGCATTGCAACGCTCAGTATCTTTGCGGTTGCGGTGTTTTTACCCTCCTTGATCAAGGAAACAAAACATGATCAGCATGATGAAAGTAGTGAGCAAACAAGTTCTAGTTAAACCTGTTGCTGCCAAGCCTAAGCAAGTCACTCCTAACTTCCAGCCTAAGTTCACCAATGGCGCACCGTGTTATGGCACGATGACTGCTGCACAGCAATGGGGCAAAGGCAATGGCAAATAATATTGCTTTTCTGGCAACAGGAAAGACATATCTGTTGTCAGTAACGACAACATCATCAAACATTGCTGTATATGCGGATACGCCTGCAAACCAATATGCTTTGTACAATGATGGCAATCATGAAATCTTTGTAAAGACGGGTTCTACCAGCGCAACGACCGCCGTAATTCCGACTGCTGGTACTGGGCAATATGGTTTTGTGGTTCCCCCAAACAGCAGAATTGTCATTACAAATGGACAGGCAAATGGTACCAATCCTGTTTACTTTGCAGGCATTGTAGACACTGGTACGCATAACCTTTACATCACACCTGGCGAGGGGATGTCGTAATGGAGATTTCGGCATCTGTCATTGTGCAAGCACTGATTGGTGCTGGCGCCGGAGCGTTTGGCGCTTACGTGGCAATCAGGGCTGATCTCGCCCATCTGAAAGCCAGAGTAGACATGTTGCATGAAGCCGCTAGCATGGCTCATAAGCGCATTGACACCATGCTCAATAAGTAAGATGGATGATAAAACGCATGAGTTAGCGGTTTTGAAAGCTCAGGCAGCTATTAGGCTGGAAGAGCTTAGAGCGCAAGATTCTGCTAAAGAAGTCGCTGGCAAGGCCATAGGTTCTGATGGCCTACTCTATATATTTCTGATTGTGCTTGTTGGTGTGGGAGCGTCTTTATTCCTTGAGGGCGAGAAGATCGCTGCAGTCATGGGCTTACTTGGCGCATCACTTACTGCTTTGATTCAAATGCTCAATGGCATTGCTGGCACAGCAGCCAAGCAAGAAAAGCCAGAGTTTGATGTCATCAAAGATCTTATCCAACGTCTTGATAAGTTGGACCGAGTTGAGCAGCCCATGCAAGTGGACGTTGAAGGTTCTAAGGTCACGGTCAAAAAAGGCGCAGATGTAGTAACTGCGTCAGGTGGTTAATATGGCTTGGTCAGACGTTCTTAAGGCGATCATCCCTATCGTAGTAGCTGCACTTGCTTGGCTCTTAGGTCAGGTTGCATCTTTTTCTGAACGCCTTACTAAGATTGAAGGGCAAATGCCTGCATTGATTACCAAAGAGGGTGTGCCGACTGATTCCCCGATTAGTGCCGAGCGACGCGCTATTCAGAAAGAGCAGTTGATGGCTCACATCAACGAACTACAGGTCAAAGTACGACTGCTTGAGGAGCGTGAGCGTATTGCCAAAGGAGGCAAGTAATGTTTGAGATACTTGGTGGAGGTCTATTAGGTTCTATCTTTGGCGGCATATTTAGGCTTGCCCCTGAAGTGCTTAAGTTCATGGACAAGAAGAACGAAAGAAGCCATGAACTAAGCATGTTCCAGTTACAGACTGATCTTGAAAAGTTGAAAGGTCAGTTTCGTATGGAGGAAAAGTATGTTGATTATTCTGTTCAACAACTTGATACGATCAAAGCAGCATTTCAAGAACAAGCTCAGACAGCTAAAGAAGCAGGTAAGGTGGTGGCTGCTATTTCAGCTCTGGTTCGCCCTGGCATCACCTGGTCACTGTTCTTTATGTATGCAGCAGTCAAAGCGTCTACGATGGTATTGGCGTTTCAAACACAAGCGCCTTGGCATGAAGTCATTCTGAAATGTTGGGATGAAGATGACTTTGCCATGTTTAACATGGTTTTGACATTCTGGTTTGTTGGTCGAAGTATTGAACGGTATCAGAAGTGAATGAAGGTATTAAGCTCTCGGTTGATGTGCTCATTAAACCGTTCGAGGGCTATGCTCGCAGACTTCCCAATGGGGATTGTGTTGCTTATCCTGACCCCGCTACTGGTGCTGACCCTTGGACTATTGGCTATGGTTCTACTGGTAGTGGGATTGGCCCAGGCACTATGTGGTCAAAAGATCAGGCCGAACAGCGTCTTCAGGAACATGTCCAATACTTCAGTCAAGGACTAGTAAAGCTCTCACCCAAACTCTTGCAAGCCTCGCCTCGCCGCTTTGCAGCAGTGCTATCTTGG